CCTTTAGAATGTCCAGGAGCGTGTTGTCTGAGTAACCGTCTCGGTAAGCTCGCACTTCATGCAAGTACAAGTAACCGTTTCGCTGGGAGATATAAGCTGCTGCTGTCTCATCAGTTCCTCTACCCGACGGGTCAACTGAGCAAATTGTTTCTTGATATGGTCCCCACTCCCCTTGGAGCTGCATTGGGCCATAGAAATAGTCTCCAGGTAACCCAACAGTCGGAAGTTCTTTGATGACGTTTCTAGGGTCGCTGCACCAGATGATATCATCAGGAGCGGACTTAGGATTAACACTGGTGACGATAAGATCAGCCATCTTGAGTGGGAATTTCTCAGCATCGCTGAGACTTGTGTCAAGCATGAACTGCAGCATAAAGTTGCTGCGTCCCATTGCTGCTTCACGTTCGAGAAGATCTTCATGGCTAAATCGGTCGGGGTCAGTTACACTCCAGGGTGCTGCACCCATATCTACGTCTTCCTGGAGCTGTGGAGCGATCAGCCCTTCGTAGTTAGCAAACTTACGAGGAACACGAGCTGGCCAAACAAAGGGGCGGTAGTTACGTTCTGCAAGCTTACGATAAATGGTAAAGGTGGTCTGTGGGGTGCCGAGATACATGATTCGGCTGTCGTTTTTAGGTGTGAGAATTGACTCAGCCTCCGTACAGAGTTGAAGCAACTTCTCACGCATCATTTCAGTCATAGAGTTGCCAGGCACCTCCACGTCATCAAGAATCATCAGGTCGGCACGGCTACCAGTCAGCTGACCGGTAATACCAACGGACTTAACCGACGGAGCCTGGGACGGTGAGCAGTTAACGTCGAAGCTAATCCGGCTCCAACGGGCGTCATCCGACTTAGGCTGTAAGTGCTTAAGCCAAGGTGTTTCAATAATAAGCTTTTGAAGGAAGATAGACATGTTATCGGCACGTTCTTTTGATGCCGAAATAATCATAATCTTTTTTTCAGGGTTATTAAATAAAGTCCAGAGCACAAAAGCACCAGTAATCCAACTTTTACCGACACCACGGAACGCCTGAATTTGAAGACGTTTGGGTCCGTGTTGTAGGTAGTCGGCAATGGCGTATTGTGCTCTGGTCGGTTCAGGCAGGTCTAGCTGCGACCACAGGGCTTGTAGAAATACTTTAAAATCGCCCTGGAGGGCGGCTAAGACGTTGCTCATAAGTGGGTGTTACTTTTTAAAACGAGGTTTGTTTGGTACCTTAGTTACTTGGTTAACCAAAGATTGCAGTCCAACAGAAATAACTTCTTCAGCAATTTCTTTTACAGCTTGTTTAGCTAAACCGCCTGGACCCATTAACTTAGGATCAATAGGCATCCGTTTTTGCGGATCCATCATGCGTTGAGATTTTACATCAACAGCTTGTTGACTAACATTCTTTAAATCACCAACAAATCTAGCGCCTTGTTTAGTAAGGTTAACAGCACGTTTTTTTAAATCTTCAAATTTAGTAAGTAAATCATCGATTTGTTCAGGTGTTTTAGCTGCTCTTAATTCTTGGCGCTGTTCGTAAGTGTAATCTGTAGGTTTAGGTAATCCAGATGGATCTTTCCACTGTAAAAACGCTTCCATAGAAGTTCTAGGGCGACCTTCTGCAAGTAACGCTTCAGGTATCGGAGATTGACCCTGCTTACCTACATTAACACTTCTAAGTTCAGGTTCGATGTTACGTGATACATCTGGTGAACCAGTTTCTAAAGAACCAACGTGACCTTTTTGCACAGGTTCAGCACTTGTTACATCAGCACCTTTAACTTCAGAAACAATTTGTTTATAATCTGTTTTATCAGCTTTGATAAACTCATTAACTTCTGCAGCATCAAGACCTAAAGCTAGTAATTCACGCCTAACTCTGTTGTAACCTTCTCGTCCTTGTCTACGCTGTTGATAAGCGTTGTAACCAGTTAATGAAGCAAGTTTAACACGTTCTCCATCAACACGTACTTTGTATAATTTATCACCACGTTGAAAGGCTCCATACTTTTCTAGGAAGCCAACCAGATTACCATGTTTTGCACGATAATTTTGAGCTAGATTTTTATAACCACCAGCTCCACTGTCTGCAGAGCGTTCCCAGATTTTCTGTTCTGCCATTACTTAATGTGCGATAAAATTAGTTGTTCTCTACCCGGATTGCAGCCAAACGTAGCTCGCATCCAGGATAACCAGTTGCTTGTCCCCTTTTCTTGATTACATTTCCGGCAGGATGGAACCAAGTTTCTCGTGATTGTTTGTCCCCCAAAATAACGAGGCACAACGTGATCCAAAGTAAGTTCATGTAATTCATAAGTTTCTCCACAATAAACACATTGACAATTGAAATGCTCCTTGATTGCGCGACGCCACATACGTTTTGCTTCAGGACTTGTCATGGTTATGAGGTTGTAAATGTAGTGATCAGGGGTAGGCAACAGCGGGGTCATGCGTACTTCTTACCAGTTCTAGGTCTACGGCGGTTAGACGACGGTGTTTCGAGCTTACCGGTGTTTTTACCGGTGTGAGAAGCGTCTTTACCATCACCATTTCCATAAGTACCTAATTTACGGTTAAGTTTGTTAGCAGCAGTCCGAATCTTCAGACCTTTATTTGTTTTGTTGTATGCTCGCTGTTGTTTCCGGCGCTTAGCCGCAGCTGTTGGGTTTGATTTGTAGTAATCAGACGTTTTTTGAGCCATACAATCTCCGCTGTACCATTTCAGGGTCAATTTTGGGCATAACTGTCGCCAGCTTATCCAACGGGTTGCCCTCATATGCAACACCGCTGATGTCATTCTTGGCTAGCCAGTCACAAGCTGCTTTGAGATCTTGTGTCGTGGCTTCACCAGATTTAATTCGTGCGAGGAATTCAGATGTAACAAGGTTGTGAAGCTCGTTAAACTGATCCTCAGTTGCTTTTTTCTTCATTTGTCAAAGACACAATAGGTACGATGTCGTGACACAGTACCTCTACCCGAGACCCAGGACGAAACGTAAATCCCGCCTTCATAATCTCGGTACATTTTAAAGCTCTTACAAGCTCATAATCAAGACGTAGTTTCTCCTCGTGCCGCTTAGCTATCTGTTTACACTGCTCAATCATCCCACCATCCAAAGGAACGGAGAAGTTAAGCTGCATACCGTAGTTATTATTGCGGGTGTAGCCTTGTGGCAACGTATCATTACCCATGTAAAATGGTGAAACAGTCATGGTTGATCCATTACACGAGTTACCGCCGGTAAACTGCTGTCTACTGGGTGCACCGTTGTTCTGGAACTGGACTGCTTGGTTTGTTACGTTACCTGTAGCCGCTGCAATAGGGTTAGCACTGTTGCTCACCGTAGGAGCCTCGGCTAACGCCGGTCCTACTGAGAGAAGACAGACAGAGAGGTAGTAGTAGAGGTAGTGTTGATGTCTCTGGTGATGTCGATTGTTTCGATCACTCCGGCTGTTCGGTTTACGGTCTCCAGTTGAAACTGTTCGCCAGCGGTTGTGACGGACCAAGTAGTCGAAGAATCGGTTATATCCCCACTTGGGGTTACGTTTGTTCCAGACCATGATGAGTATGCACCACCGTACACTTCAGTTGCGATAGTTTCGGTGATGGTTTGAGTGGTGGTTGTGGTAGCCTGCATACTACCTTGGGTAAACTGAGGAGTCACAGTTTGTGCCATCGCCCCAGCGGGAAACAGCAGAAGCAGAATTAGGAATTTCATAGTTGGTTTTTGTCCTTTTGATCTTTAGGGCGAGAGATTCCATACGATGCCAACGTGCCGCTCAGCAGTGAAGCTACGAACGTTGGGTCCATCTTCTGTAGCATTCCCATGTATGATGCAGTCAATACCCCTGCACTCCATACAAGTACAAGAGCTTTTACAATTTCATTGAAGAAATCATGAATGAAGTTCTTCGTTGTCTGCATTTTTCTTTTTACGGGTGAGTAGTTTCTTGATAAGAGGTTTCAAGACGCTCACTGTCCGTTTAAATATTGCAGTGGCAGTAAGGGTGGCTGCAACGGAGACAGTAGCTGTCGTTGTAGCCGTAGCCAAGATCTCGTTACTCGGTAAAGGTACAGTGATATCAGTACCAGGAATATCGACGTAACGGACCTGTGACGGGACTGGGGGTGGTTTAGGAGGTGGAGGAGTTACAGGTTTAGGTGCTGGTTTCTCCTCCCTCCTTTCGTCCGATTGTGTCGTACCCTTCACACCCGGAGGTGGACGAAGGTCGTTAGGAGGCACTACAAGCGGCTTGTACGAGGGTAAAGTAGCTCGTGGTACCTCCAGTACCGGACGGGGTAAAACAGGGGGCTCAGGGAGCCGTAGAACCGGCAGTACCGGTGGTGCTCCCAAGTCCATTATTCACCAAAGAGACCACGCTCGATGAAATCAACGGCTTGGTCATCGACGGTATTGGTCGATTGTTCAGCCAGTTTGCGGAGCATATCGACGATGAGGCGCTTTACTTTGTCGCTATTGAGGAACGACATAAGTACGGGACGGATAAGTGCAATCATGATGTTTAATGTTGGTGATTAGGTTGATTACATGCGCAATAGTCAGGTATCTCGGTGATACCGATTGCTTCTTTTTCAGCTTTTGTGTGATTCCTTAGCCAGCCAGCAGGGTATTGATTACCTTGCTTATCCACAAAAGGAATGTCTGGCTTAAGGACGTAACCGTTATAGATTTGTGCCATGGTAGTTATCGTGCGGTAGCGGGCGAAACACCGTCCCCGCCGAATGGATTCTCAGCCAGAGCCATAAATATGTAAGACGCACCAGAGCGATTGATCTGCTGTCCGTTTTGGCGGAGCTTAAATCCATTGCTCAAGATGTCGATATAGCGGTCAGCAGGTGTCTCCTCAATACCAGCAG